GCCCAGTCCCAAGCACGCACAGCTATTCTCTAACGGACTTGATGTTAATCACTTGTGACCAGGCGGCTATTTATTGCTCTATTCATTAGCCAAATACCACTCTCGGAGATACTCACGAGATAAAAGATCCTTCGGGCCATATTTACGTAAAGCCAAAGATTCAAGAAAATCCGAAATACCATCGTGAAGAGCATATAAATGTCTATACGATTCCAACGTTTCTGGACCAAATCGCTCGTCCAAATACAAGAGTTGAAACATATGTTTACTCGTGTAACTAGGGAGAGAGATCGTCTCATTGATGACATGACCACCAAAGACTATGGGCCATCCTTCATCGGTTTCCTTCACGATAGCGCCAGTTTTCCTCAAATTATCTTGATAGAGATTTAATGGTATATTCTTAGGTCTCTCTTGTACGGTATCGTCACCAAGACTGAAAATAAGATCTTCTTCTAATCCGCCAGCTGCCAAATGAATAGCAACCTGGAGGATCGAATTGAACGCAATTGTTCCAAGGCACCCAGATTTCTGAATGCCATCAACCAATTGTGTGAACTCACATCCACAAGCAGGTTTGAATACCACATTCCCAGCACCATATAAGGATAGCATCCTATTATTAAAGACGATATCCCAACCATCGTACTGGCGATCGAAAATCATACGCGGAATAAGACGCATTAATACTTGAACATGCCAAGAATTTACGGTCCAATCCCACGATGACTTATCAACGGAGATGGGTTCTTTACAACGGAAAGCTTTCGCCAACCATTTGAAACCACCTAACTGTGGGGTCCAACCGGCCTTGGATGGTATTTCAGACCAATTTTCAATCATTTTATCTAACCAATTACCGTACAAAATACGGTCTACGAGCGAGTCGGTTAAACCCACGCCCGAAATCAAACGCCAAACCTTATCCTTTATTTTTATCTTTTTATGAGGTTCTTCCTTAACAAAAACATGTATAGGATCAGCTTTGCATCCCTTTTCCAAATCAACCCAACGTTGGATAACAGCAGCTTCGACCATTAAGACTCGTTCATGTGATAGATTAACTCCATCAAACATGAAAAGGTCTCGATTAGTCGGAAATTGTTGTTTCCAGGGCCAACCAGGAGAGGAGTTCCAATCAACCGATTCTCTAATGAATTTATGAAAGTCCCGCGGCCACCCAGTGTATCTGACTTTGGTCGAACAATAAAGTCGCTCAAGGGCATTTACAATGGATGGTATTTTATTATAAAAACTAATATCTACTTGATCCACGGATTGCTGAAAACGACAAGAATGATAACAAAGAGATTCATCAATAGCTTCAATGTCTGTCCTGGGCCAGCCATAATCACTCATGGCCGGACCTAATACCTTCATTCGATCGTAATCTTCGGCAACACTTTCGTTGATTTCATGCTGGGCCCGCATACGTCCTTCACAGTTGTGGAATCGACACTTTTTACATGTTCTTCCACAACCCTTTGAACCAAACCCAGGTCTACCAAAGTCTGTATTACATCTTCGACTACAAATCCGGATGCTGATATCCTTTCCAACATCGTCGCTCCGTCCCTTTTTGCTATCGCTTTTCTTACTATTTTCGGTACCGCCTTCAGAGAAGACACTTCTACATTTGCAAAGGTTTTCAACTGTTTGATCTCTGACAATTCGGTCTTCAACTTCTCGTTCTCCTTCACTAAGATAACCCTGCCTTCCGTCCCTTTCGGTGCTTCCTGCAGCAGCTTCGATACCTCCCGGTATCGATCCGCCGCTGAATTCTGCAACCCCTGTAATAACAACATTCGTTCGTCCAACTGTTGGATTAACTCTGTGTGTCTCTTCATATACAATTCGGCTTGGGCGGCCGAGCACTGCTCGGCCAGTTCCAAGTTTTTTGACTGTACTTCTTCAACCGCAGAGGTAATCGTTTCAGCTATAGGTTCAACAATGTCTAAATACTGAGGTGGAAAGTTTTGGGAGACATTAATCTCTCCAATACGTTTCAATACTCCACCAACCAAATACGAAGAATTTTTATTCTCGCCTTCTATATCATCCTCTAAGAGTGACAAGTCAACATTATGGTATCGACCACGCACAAACACTACTGCTTCATCCGGATTAAACTTTGATCTTTGATAAGTTAAAGGTCCTTCTTTTTGTCGAATTCGCTCTAACCACTCAGAAGTGTCTTCCGGTTTCTGCAATAACGCTTGAACATACGTGGCACTAACACCATAATTCATAACCCCACCGCCCAAATGAATGCCTGCTATTTGACGGCCCATCATATAGGCCGCGCCTGAAAACCCGCCTCTCGTGGATCCACGGTAAACGACTCCGCCAAAAACGGCTTTGTCGTTGACCAAAGTTCCGAAAGAGATCTCAGGATCTTTTGTTGCGGAACAAATCGCCACCATCATCTCTCCATCAATTGAACAACATTGTGCTTTAACTAAGCCCAATCTAGAAAACGTTGCTTCTGACAATTTTATGGCAGCTACATCGCCTTCTATAAGTTCAAATTTTGAGACATCAAACTTTATCGATTCTGATATTTGATTGGGTTTCATAACTAAACCAGCAATAGTAGTTTGTGCTACTATTACATGGTAAGGTACTACCAACCAATCAAGTATCCGCACTCCATTTCCTAAGAAATTTACGAGTCTCCCATTTTCATCAACTGAATAAAGCGGTAGCTGGACCTTCGGTACTTTGGTTATATTAACCTTAGTAAAGTTGGATCCAACTACAACTGATTCCGGTTGACGTTCATGACGGATACAGGCATTCTCACAAGTGCAAGAAACATCACGACCTCCAAAAGCCTCCACGCCAGGCAAGGGGATGTCGTCATAACTGACGACACCACCCCGCATCCACAACATCCATCTTTTAAAGAGAACGAAGCTTATAATTAAACCCCATCCGCCCAAGAAGACAGAACACAAAATCATTAAAAC